TAGCCAAAGCAGGAGCAGAAGCAGGCAAAGGTGGCGTCAAAGGCGCAGTGTCTGGCGCAGAAACACCGCCAGAGATTGGTCAAGCATTTGACTCGGGCATTGCACCAACTGGCGCCAATGGCATGCCAATGCAGGCTGTTCCAATGGACAACCCTGCCAGCGCAGTGACACCGGGCACCCCCAGCGATGGATCATATCAACAGTCCGCACCTTTAGATGCTGCCGGCAATGCAATGAAACAAACTTCCTTTATTGACCTAACCAATGGCAATCAAGGTACTATGAACATGCCCGACGGATCCAGTGTTCCAGTGGTGTTACACCCAGCAGATAGTTTTCAACCTAGGCTGCCAGTGGGATCAGAAAAGATCATTGCAGATTTAAATGGACAAAAAGTCACTGCTTGGGTCTACAACGGCACAGCACACGTTTTAAAATATAAAATGGAAAGTTTTGTTGTCCTAAAGCGACCACTGTCTGAGCTAGTAGACAAAGATCTAACAGTTAGAATGTGGGCATTGCGAGAGTCTACAAACCAAAGACGTCGTGGTGTTGAATTAACTGATGCTGGTGTGGGTCTAGTATTTGAAAATCTAGCACGTTTCAAGCGTCACGTTGAAATAAGAAGAATGCTGGGCGAAGCACCTGGCGATGTAACTCCGGGTCGTCCTGAGTTGCCCGACGAGTTTCGTCCTGACATGCCAGGTGCCAAAGGCACAGAACAAAAACCAGGTTTCCTGAGCCGTGCCTGGTCTGGTATAAAAAACATAGGACATCAATTAACTACAAAAGTAACAGCTGATAAGTTAAAAATGAATTGGCACGTTGCTGGCAAACCTTCTGACAGCGATGCGCTGGCACAATTTTTACAACAACAAGGTGTTGGCACAGATGTAATCTCCAGTGTTTATAAAGAACTAGGATTGCCTTACACAGATCCAAATGCAGACACATCAACTGCGCCTGCACCAGATACAACAACTCCAGACGCAGCCGAGCCAACACCACAACAGACAGCTCCAGAAGAACCTGCAGCACAAGGTGGTGGTGCTGGAGTGTTTGCTGATCCCAAGAAGTTGGCTGCCAGCTTTGAAAGTTACATGGATGCAGATGGACGTTTGCCACCTCAATTGCGTGGTGTGCTCAAAGACATCTTGTTGACAGCCTTGCGCACAGTTGAAAACCGTCAGCGCAAGTTGAATAACATAATCCGAGAATCCAAGAACATCGAAAAGCAAATCATTGCTATTAAGAAGCGTAAGCAATCATGAAGTTATTTGAAGTCCAAAACAAACCAGCTCCGTGGCTACTGTGTGAGTCTTCGGAAGGCAAGAATACTCACTTAGAACACCTAGAAGATCTTATCTTGAATGATGGATTTGCTGGTGCCCAGCAGGCCTTTGCCTACTTGGATAGTATAAGAACCATGCTGGCCAAGGGCACAGGACAGCCCGGCAAAGTCACTGTCAAGTGGGATGGTGCTCCTGCACTCATCTGTGGCATTGATCCTGCTGATGGAAAATTCTTTCTTGGTACTAAAAGTGTATTTGCACAAGATGCCAAGTTGGTTAAATCAACCAGCGACATTCAAAAATACTACAGTGACAAGCCCAGTCTGGCTGAAAAGTTAAGCTATGCCCTCAAGTACCTGCCCAAGCTTGGCATTGGCAATGTGCTACAAGGTGACCTAATGTTCATAGACAAGGACCTGGGTCAAGCCGAAGTGGGCGGCGAGCTTTGTTACGTTTTTACTCCAAACACCATCAGCTATGCAGTGCCAGTGTCCAGCGCATTGGGTCAACGTCTAGCCAAAGCCAAGATAGGTATTGTGTTTCACACTGCCTATGCCGGTGCTAGTTTGCCAGAGATGACTGCAGAGTTTGGCGCCAGTGTTGCAGGCTTAAACAAATCGCCCAATGTGTGGTTCGATGATGCCACTTACAAAGACCTAACAGGTCGTGCCAGCCTTACTTCAGAAGAAAACAAAGCTGTTTCTGCGTCAATTGCTGGTGGACAAAAAACTCTGGACAAGATCAATCGTAGTAAATTTGACACCATACTAGGCAATGCAGAATTTGCCAAGTACATCAAGCCTTTTATCAACAATCGTATTCGTGGCGGTGAACAAGTAGGTGAGCCTGTGGCATTCCTCAAAGAGTTTATCACTTTTTACAATGGCAAAATGGAAGCAGAAATTGCCAAGCTAAAAGGCGGCCCTGAAAGCAAGGCAGGTCTGGAGCGAGTACAAAAGATCAAGGCACAAGAAAAGTTCATTGCAGATAACAGCAATACATTACTGGCCATTATGGCAATCTACAAGCGTGTGATTGAAATCAAGCTGGCCTTGGTGCGTAAGTTGCAACAGGTTGAGAGTAATGTAGGTACATTTATCAAAACAGAAGGTGGCTACCAAGTCATGAATCCCGAAGGTTTTGTGGCCATTGGACATGACGGCGGTGCAGTTAAACTAGTAGATAGACTAGAGTTTAGTCGTCAGAATTTTGCCGGCGTACAGGACTGGAAGAAGAGATAAATTTTCGCTAAATCATAAATATTTACATGAGGCACAAGGCCCATATAATTAAGGAGAAATAAAATGGCAATTTTCACAAGAACAAGCGGTGACGCAAATGGCGTAGTCAACGTTGACACAGGCGTACACGGCGCTGGTGTTGGTACACTTATCTCTACAGGTATTGGTAAGCACATCAGCATTTTCAAACTAGACACTGGTACTGTTGACATCAGCGGTCAAACTGGTGTTGGTGGTGCTGTAGAAGCTATTCTGCGTACCGTAGCAGTACAAAGCACAATCGTTGCTTACCAAGTTGAAAACGACAACAGCGGCGAAGTTCGTGTTGTAGTTGAGGCTACTGGTTACGATGCAGCTGGCCTACAAGCCGCTGTACGTGCTCTAGGCACAGTTAACGGTGCTAACCTAGGTTCTACAACTGCTACAGCAGTTGGCCTAAAGAGCTAATTAGATTTAGATCTAGACAGAAAGGCAGATTCGTTCTGCCTTTTTTGTTGGCCGCTAAATATTTGCACTATGTCAGTGCAAATATTTCAATTGTCTACACTAGTGGATATAACAGCCACAGGAGTGGTTCGTAGTACAGGTGATAGAGACTTAGAACGTAATCAACAGCGCAACTTTGAAACAGTTTTACAAGTTTTAAGTCTACGCACTCAACCTCACATAATTAAATTTCCTGAAACTATTCATATTGATGAACATCAAGGAGTGCAATGGTTTGGAGAGATGTACCACGGTCAATCGCAAACGGTTTGGTACATGTATTTTACTGCCGACCATCCGGGCGCATACGACACAGAAGAAGGTGTTTTAGCTGGCCTGTGTAAAGATTTTGAGCAGGTGCCTATTGTTACCAATCTAACAGAAACTGCACGTTTTATCTTGCCTATCTTTTACCCCCATGGAAGTATCAAAAACATACTGTTAAAGCCAATACCAAATGCATAAATAATAGAGCAGATGCAATACATCTTTATTATGTCACAAAATACCACTGGAATTAGGCTCATTACACAGCATCGTTTAAAAAGATTAAACGAGGACGTCAATGTCATCAACCGATATAGAAAAGAAAAGTTTAGAGGCTCACGTGGAACTTTGTGCAGAAAGGTACGCCGCCTTGGAACGAAACTACGACAATCTACACAACAAGATTGAAACTTTGAACACCAAGATTGAACGCATGGATGCACACATTGTGGCCATACGTGAATCTCTGGCAGGTTCAGGTGACCGACAAAGCAAGCAACTGATTGCTATAGGTACAGCAATACTATCGGTGCTGATCACTGGTATCATCACATTGACTGTTAACTTTATCAATAAATGAAAATTGTCGAATTACTCAATAGGGTACAACTGCCCGTTACAAATGAGGAAGCTGATCTGCTTGCCAAATTTGATGATGGTAGTATTCTAAAAAGCGACCTCAATGAAAGACAACAACATGTGGCCAACCAGTTGGTCAACAAAGACGTGTTGCTAAGAAAAAATCAAGATGGCAAAATCATCTACAAGAAAAAAATCAAAGAATAAGCCCCAAATTACATCCGAGCAGATAGCGCAAGCTGAGCTGGGAGTAGAACAGGCTATAAAATACGTCAACGACTGGAAGAAGCGAGAACTGTTTAGTTTGGCAACAACGCCATCTAGAGATCTTCCAATTTGTATTCCAATTAAAAAAGATGCGTACCTAATAGGCAGACATGGACTCAAGCGACATGGGGACAAATGGGTAATTATAGACAGTGCTGACAGTGTAGAGTACTTGTTTATTAGACGATCCACTGCTATAATATACTCTTTATGCACCCAAACAGGTCGACAAAAACTTGCTGGTAAAATACTACAACACGAATCGGCTGTTATAAAAATCGCCGACGATGTGGAGACATTTAAATTTCGCAAAGAAACAGCAAGGCGCAAACGTGATTACTGGCGTGTTGATCACTTCGATATCATGGAAAACAGTGCCGCACACAAGTTAGAAGCAGCCAAAAACCAATTAGAGAAAAGTCTACAATTGGCTAAATACTTTAAAATCTGGTAGGAAATACTCGTTATGAATCTTAAAGACATCAGCCCCAAGGCTACACCAAAAAAAATGAATCGTATCATGGAGAGCCGTTTTGGTTTTTCAATTGACTATGATAGTTTGAATTTAGATAAAGCTGCCAAGCTAAACACCAGCTTGACAGAAAATATCAACCGCATCCGTAAAAGCTACGGCGTTCATACTGCTGAAAAGAATCCAAAATACATGGAACTCTTGTTGGTACGTGAAGCCCTATCCAAGTGGATCTCGGAACGCAACCAACTCACCGAAAGCGAAATGGGCAAAAGCGAAGCTATCCTTGCCGCCAAGGACATGGTTGACAGCATCCAGGACATGTTAGAAAAAGTCAGCAAGATGCAGGTAGAACAAATGCCTGCTCTCATTGACACCATTCGTGACCAAATTGGCAATGACCAAGCTGACAACTTTAAAAACAGCGTGGGCGGATTGCTGTCCAGCATGGTAGAGCAACTAACACAAGCACGTGAACAAGCCGATGGTGCCGCACGTAGCCTAGCCGGAGAAGGCCCAGCCGCTGGTATGGCCATGCCAGGCGCAGAACCCGGCGCCGCACCCGGCGCCGCTCCTGTGGGTGGTGATGCCGGAGCTCAACTAGACCAACTTGCCGGTGCTGATAACTTTGCAGCCACTGATGCCGCAGCCGGCGGCCCAGAAGCACTAGGTAGAGAGACTCGCTGATGAGAGCACACGAATTTGTTGCCGAAGGTCTAGACAGCGTCATTGAAGACGAAGCTGATCATCGTGGTGACGACAACCTGGCCAATGCACTAGAAACGCTGAGAAACGAATCACATGATACACATGATGTGCCAATGGTTCGTGTTGACAGTTTACTCAACATTGTACGTAGGATGCCAGGCACAGAGATGTTCACAGTTGAAAATTTAATGGATGCTTACAAAAGCAACGAAACCATTAAAAATTTAATCAAAGACATCAAAGACAACAAAGATGGTATCAAGTATGTTTATTTGACCACATTTGCTGATGATCCAGACTCCGGCGATGACACATTGGCCACTGCTGGCGGTCAAATAAACAACCCCGAAAAAACCATCGACTCAATGGCCAAACGTGCGCTGTCCAAGCGTAGTTAAGTAGTTTTGTATTGGTAGGCGCTTGAATGGCATACTCTGATAAAGTAATTGAACACTATGAGAACCCACGCAACGTGGGTTCCTTCTCATCCGAGGAGACAAGTGTCGGCACTGGAATGGTTGGAGCACCAGCCTGTGGTGACGTAATGCGACTGCAAATAAAGGTAGAAAATGATATCATCGTTGATGCAAAATTTAAGACTTATGGTTGCGGAAGTGCTATTGCAAGTAGCAGCCTGGTTACTGAATGGGTTAAAGGAAAAAGTCTGCTCCAAGCAGAAGGAATTAAAAATTCAGAGATAGCCCAAGAGCTGGCTTTACCTCCGGTCAAGATACATTGCAGTATCCTTGCCGAAGACGCCATCAAAGCCGCAGTCGAGGACTATCGGAAAAAATATCATTTAACAAATATCTAATTAGCTTGATCTATTAGTCACTGGTGTGTTATAATGTACTATGCTTATTCAAAAATACAACTACGCACCAATTTCTAGAGAAACAGTAGACGGCAAAAGACATTACTGCTTGCCAGATGGATCCAAGGTACCCAGCGTTACCACAATCTTGGATCGAACCAAATCAGAAGAATCAAAACGAGCCTTGCAAAATTGGCGCCGAAGTGTGGGCGAGCAACGAGCTCAAGAAATCACCACCGAAGCTGCCAGCCGTGGCACACGTATGCACAAGTGGTTAGAGAACTATGTCAAAGATGGCGCCATGGGTGTGCCTGGCACCAACCCTTTTAGTATACAAAGTCATGGCATGGCCAATGTGATTGTAGCCGAAGGTCTGTCCAGCAATGTAACAGAATATTGGGGCGTAGAAGTACCTGTGTATTACAGTGGACTGTATGCAGGCACCACAGACTGTCTAGGACTGTGGAAAGGAAAACCTGCTATTTTAGACTTCAAACAGACCAATAAACCCAAGAAAAGAGAGTGGATCGAGGACTATTTTGCCCAGCTGGCTGCCTATGCACTGGCACACAACGATACGCACGGAACCGACATCAAAACAGGCGTTATTTTAATGTGTAGTGCCAACAACGAATATCAAGAATTTGTGTTAGAAGAAGATGAATTTGAGTTCTACAGCAATCGCTGGCTAGAGAGAGTTGAATCCTATTATAATAACAGCTAAATACTCTATTAGAGGATAGACAAGATGGCTGTTACACAAATTTCCACAATACAGGTCCGCTACGGCCTACAAGCTGA